CTCAGAACTGAAGATTGAGACCAAGGAGGAAGGTCTCAAGAAGATGGGGCAACTGCTGGGGACGCAGACGTATGTCATGGAAGAAATACAGAAAGGTCTAGCGCAAGATGTCCACTTCTTTGTCATTCTCAAGGGCCGTCAGTTGGGCATTACCACTGTCAGCTTGGCACTTGACCTCTACTGGCAATTTACACATCCAGGGTGGCAAGGAACGCTGGTTGCTGATACAGAAGAAAACAGAGACATGTTTCGTTCTACTCTCGCTATGTACATGGAAGGGTTACCCAAAGAGTACAAGATTCCGTTGGTTGCCCACAATAGAAACCAAATGGTGCTCAAGAATCGGAGCCGAATCTTTTATCAAATTGCGGGAAATAAGTCTCGACTGGGGCAAGGTAAAGCTATCACTTACCTACACGGTACAGAGACAGCCTCCTGGGGTAATGAAGAAGGTCTTGCATCACTTATAGCCTCGCTGGCAGAAAAGAATCCAGAGCGTCTCTACATGTTTGAGAGTACCGCCCAGGGCTTCAACATGTTCCACGACATGTACAAGACTGCCAAGTCTGCCAAGACCCAGCGTGCCATCTTCTGCGGCTGGTGGCGTAATGAATACTATTCTGTTCCTGCGGACAGCAACATCTACAAGGTCTACTGGGACGGCAAGCTGACCCCAGAAGAACGGGAGTGGACGAAAGATATAAAGAAGTTATACGGCGTGGAGATAAACTCCCGTCAGATGGCCTGGTGGCGGTGGAAGATGCTGGAAGGTATCAAGGATGAATCCCTGATGTACCAGGAGTTCCCGCCTACAGAGGACTATGCCTTTGTGATGACAGGCACTAGCTTCTTCTCTAGCAGCCGCTGCACTGACGCTGCCAAGGAAGCCAAGAAGAATCTGCCGGACTGCTATCGCTACATCTTTGGACAGAACTTTCAAGACACAGAAGTTATGAAGTCCACAGAGCGGCTGGGTACGCTGCGGGTCTGGGAAGAGCCTAACGATGCCGCCTACTACGTCATCGGTGCTGACCCTGCCTACGGCTCTTCTGATTGGGCAGACCGCTTCTGCATCCAAGTCTTTAGGGTGTACGCCAACGGGTTAGACCAGGTGGCAGAGTTTGCTACCAGCGAGATGAACACCTACCAGTTTGCTTGGGTGATTGCCCACCTTGCCGGAGCCTACAAGAACTCCACCCTCAACCTGGAGGTCAACGGCCCTGGGCAGGCGGTCATCAACGAAATCAGAACTCTGCGCCGGACAGCAGCCAGCATGGGCAACGTCATGGGCAAAGACCTGATGGACGTACTTGGCAACATGCAGAACTACCTCTGGCGCAGGAATGACAACCTCGGTGGCCCTGGCAACAGCATGGGGTACTTGACCACCAGCAGCACCAAAGAGCGTATGCTGGCGTACTACAAGGACTACTTTGAGCGCGGGATGATGAACGTGTTCAGCATGGACTTGTTAGAAGAGATGAAGACCATCGTGCGTGAGAACGGATTCATAGGCGCACCTGGTAGAGCCAAGGATGACAGGGTGATTGCCGCCGCGCTGGCCTGTGTAGCCTACGCAGAACAAGTCCAGCCCCGCTTGATAGCCGCCAAGCTCACCCGTGAGATTAGTGCCATGAAAGAAATGCGGTCAGCAGAAGAGTTATCCACAGCTACCAACGTCAGCAACTACCTCAAGCGGATAGGAATGTACGGGTCGTGAAGGCTTTAACCAAACTAGAACTGTTCCGGCAGATGAAGCGGTTTATAAAAGACCAGAATAGAGGCATCTCTATAGCCTTGTTTTGCGAACTTGCGGGCATAAGTAAGCAGCAGTTCTACGATGTATTTGTCCACAGGATTTATCCACAGACCGAAATGATGCAATTGCGGGTTAGCAAGGCCTACCAGCAGTGGAAAGAGGGCAACGTGAAGGTCATGCGCCGCAAAGACAACACCCGCTTTGTGGAGTACAGACGGGAAGCACAGCCCGCCATGATGCCTGGAATGGGGCTAAAAGTTACGCCAGACGGCATAAAAATCAAGGTTGGACTGGTCAACCGCCATGATTACAGTGAAATCGACCTACAGGAAGCACTTAGAGGGTAACTATGGCTATATTGAGAGACTATTACTGCGAATCACATGGTGTGTTTGAAGCATGGGAGGCTGAATGCCCCATGAAGCACTGCAAGGCCACCATTTCCATCATCCACCTCAAACCAGTGGGGATGAAGTCCGCAAAGACCGCCAAGACGGACAAAACGCTAGAAGGATTGGCAAAAGACTTCCAAATGACGGACATCAAGTCCACCAAGGAAGGCGAACACCAAACTGGCTACCTTAAACGGAACAATAAGCTCACTGACAAGGAATATGCAGAGGCTACAGCCGCCAGTGAACACTTTGAGAGCCAGAATGAGAGCCAAAAGCAGAAGGAAGGACGGGCTGGTGATGCCGCCATCTGGGGCAATGGTGGTAATATTTCCATGAAGTCAGTCATAGGCGGGCAGTTCAAGTCCCTTGCAGGGGAACCTGTGGGCATCAACCCCCGTGATGCGGGCAACTTGACAGGGCCAAAACCTGCGTCATACTTTCAAGACCATGAAAACTTAACTGTTAACAAACCATGAGAATCCCCAAAGAGCCAGTACAGAGGGAATTGTTCTACCTTGACCTGATACAGAAGTGTCTTGTCTCTCGGGAAGAGCGCCGCCCTGACTATGCCTCGCTGCGTAGCTACTACCTCTTTGGGAATGCGCCCAGCGAAACGCCCGCAATCTTCAACAAAATCTATCCGCACATTGACCAGCTAACCTCGTTCCTGTATTCAGCAGAGACAACCCGCTTCTCTATCAACTTGGGTGCGGCGGTCAATGAATTGGAGCATCGCAAGATTCCCGTGCTGACCCGCGCACTCAATGATGAGTGGCTCAACAGCAATGCTGACCAGGTGTTCTCGCAAGCGGTCTCTTGGTCTTTGTGCTACTCCTCTACTTTTGTCAAACTCATTATCAACAACGGCATTCACCCGTACATGGTGGAGCCTGGGACTATGGGTGTGTTGCGGGAAGATAGCCCGTACACCGACAGGCAAGAAGCCATTGTCCAAAGCTACTACATCACCAGGTCTGAGTTGTACGCACGGCTTTACAACCACCCGCAACGGGATGCAATTGTCAAACGTGTGAGCGCCACACAGCATGAGCGCACGGAGATAGCCAACGGGGTAGAGCGCATCATCTTGTCTGCGTCCAACCCGACCATGTACGGCAACGTCAACCTCGACCTTGCTGGCAGCAACAAGTACAAGGCCACGGTGTCGGAAGAGACTGTGGAGATGATTGAGTTGTGGGTGTGGAACGATGACATTGCCGACTATCAGGTGGTCACCCGCGCTGACCCCGACATCATCATTTATGACCGACCAGGTGAGCAAGTCTTCTTGAAAGGCGAACTGCCATTCATCCAGGTTTGCCCCAACCCTCTGTATGACTACTACTGGGGTCAGTCAGAAGTGTCTCGCCTGATTTACCTCCAGCAACTGCGGACAAAACGTCTGGCTGAAATCCTCGACCTGTTGAGCAAACAAGTATCGCCGCCCACGGCGCTGATTGGCTTTACGGGTATCTTGGATGAGAAGAACTTTGCGCTCAACCGCGCTGGTGGCTTGCTGGCAACCGACATGCCTAACGCCAAGGTCGAGAAGCTGGCTCCTACCATCCCGCCAGACTTGTTCAAAGAATTGGGTCAGATAGACCAAATGTTTGAGGAAGTGTCCGGCATAGGCAACGTGCTGCAAGGCAAGGGTGAGGCGGGTGTCCGCTCCTCTGGTCACGCCAGCCAGCTTGCCCGCATGGGAAGCAGCCGCGCCAAGAAACGTGCGCTGGTCATTGAGGACAGTCTGGAGAAGTTGGCTACTCTGTATCTCAAGTGTATGCAGACATACGACAACACGCACTTCAAAGATGTAGAAGGCTTGCCGTTCATTGCCGAACAATTCACCAAAGATTTTGTGGTCAAGGTGGATGCACACAGCAACAGTCCCATCTTCACAGAAGACTTGCGGCAACTGGCGTTTAATTTGTTCAAGGCGCAGGCAATCGACAAGGAATCTTTGCTTGACTTGCTAGAGCCGCCCATGAAACAATTGCTCAAGGACAGGCTGAAGAAGATGGAAGAGAAGCAGGCTGAGAAAGCCGCCTCTGCTCCACCTAAGCCTCCAGGCCCACCACCCAAGGAGAAATGATGGCAACCACACCAGGCTCATCCCGCGCAGGGGTTACGCAACCCAAGGCAGACCAGCCCCGTGTGAATACATCATCTCTGCAAAGAAAAGAAGCGTCCCCCTCCTTGACATACCGTCAGGATGGGATTAAAAACTATGCAGGGCGCAGTCAGCGTGACTATGCCCGCCGTTGACCAACAGGAGCTATTCATGTACAAAATGCACAAGCGCGGTCGTAAGACTCGTCGGTAAGGATTGCCCGAAAGGGCGATAAAAGGGTATGGCTGCTTCCCCTGTAAAGTAAGTGGCCGCCTTGATGAAGGAGCGCATTATGCGTAAAGGTCGTAAAGGACGTAAGTCTCGCAAGTAATCAAGGGGAAACCCTTGGTTGCCTAGAGCAGCACATCATTTGGCGGTTGGATGCTAAATAACCGCCACTATTGACAAACCGTTTGTATATGGTACAAACGCGACCAAAGGAGTTAGTTATGAGTGTGCCAGAAGAGAAGTTGAGAGAGCTAATGCGCGGCAGCCGTTCTGCTGGTGCTGCTATGCCAATGCCTCCTGCTGGTGCTGGCGCTCCCCCTCCTGGTGCAATGTCAGACGCGGAAACCCCGCCTATGTCCGCACCTATGTCTACCCCCGAACCAAAAATGGGTAGCAAAGAAGGCGCAATGATTAACATTGGCATGGCAGTGGATTTGCTAGAGCAATCACTCCCCGCCCTCGGGTCAGAATCTCCAGAAGGTCAGAAGGCCTTGGCTGCTATCCGGCAACTGTCGGGCTTGATGGGGCCGCGCAAGAACAAGACCAACGAATTGCAGCAGTCTGAAATTTTGCAGATGCTACAAACACTTCCCCAGGCTGGTGGCGCATCGCCTGAGGCGAAGGCTATGTCTGCTGCGCCGATTCCAGGTATGCCACCCGCTGCTGGCGGCGGTATGCCACCCCCTTCTCCCCCACCTATGTAAGGAAATATCATGGACTTGTTCAAACCACGTGGCGCAGCGGCTCCTCGCAAACCCACTGACAACAATCAACAAAACGGCGTTATGGTCAACACCCCTCGCTTTGCTCAACTCGGCGGCCTCACTAACCCGTCGAAGCTGGGTGGAAAAATGGGCATGGCTGTACAAAAGCCTGCTGACGGCAAGCGCGTAATCTAAACAATTAGAGGGTAAAAACATGTCGCTTGAAAACATTTCTCTTGAGGCTCGTGATGAGTTAGCCGCTCTGTCCCAAATGCTGGCTGAAAATCCCGATACTCGCAAAGACTTTCTTCGCATGACCAAGAAGGTCAAGCCGGACTTGCCAATTCCCGAACTCGACATGGAAGACTACACCCGCAAGGCTGTTGGTCAATCTGAAGCGCGTGTTCAACAATTGGAAGCAAAGCTGCGGGAGCGTGACGCTGTGGAAGAACTCCAGAAGCGGCGCAACAGTCTGATGAAGAAAGGACTGATTCAGTCCGAAGGCGAGATTGAAGAGGTAGAAAAAATCATGCTTGATAAAAAAATCCATGACCATGAGACTGCGGCGCAGTACCATGCGTGGATGAAGCAGGCAGCGATTCCTACTTCTTCTGGATACAACGCTTCACCCGTAAAGCAGTTTGATTTGAACCGTTACTGGAAGAATCCAGCTGGTGCTGCACGGCAAGAAGCTATGAATGCGTTGAACGATTTGCGTAGACCGAATCGTCCGATAGGTTTGTAAAAGAGGGTATTCTTTTGTTTATCTGTTCGTAAGGAGGCCTTATGGCTATTGGCGGCGGCATCCTACCAGCTACAGGGTCATCTCAGTTTACTGAACTGACTTACGTAACTCGTAGAGCCTTTATCCCGAAGCTGGTTGTCCAGCTTTACAACTCGACCCCGCTACTTGCGGCCCTGATTAGCAATAGTCAGCAAGCCTCTGGTGGTGTTTCTTCCATCACTGTCCCCGTCCAAGGCGCACAGTTTGTGAATGCCCAATGGTCTGACTACAGCGGCTCTTTTGCCCAGCCGTCAGTCCAGCAAGGTGCTTACAACGCTGAGTTTGACTTGAAGCTGATGATTTCTCCCGTGCCGTTCCTCGGTATGGAAGGCGCAGTTCAGCAAGACGCAGCAATCATCCCGTTGATTGAAGCTCGTATGAACGATGCGACCAACGTGATGATGGACGCAATGGCAACTGCCTTGTACAACAACACCACCAACACCCAACAGTTCATCGGACTGCCTGGTGCTGTGGATGACGGTACAACTCTGCAAACCTACGGCAACATCAACCGCTCGACCTACACCTGGTGGAAGTCGAAGCAGTACGCTGCTGGTTCGGTTAACCCCACTCGTCAGAACATCCTGCAATACATCTCCGGCACTGTGAAGAACGGCGCTGAGATGCCTAGCTTTGGTGTTTGCGGCTTTGGTACTTGGACGCTGCTGGCTCAAGACTTTGTTGGTCAAGAGCAGTATGTCATCACCCCAGGTTCCGGCTTT